TACAGTTGAAGAACAGTTTGTAGAAGAAACGATTGTACTTGCACCTGTAGTTATGGAAGAAGAAATATTAGAAACATCTATAGAAACATTTGAACCTGTAGAAATATTAGAGCAAAGCCCAATTCAATCTAGCATGATTGAGCCAGAAATAATCGAAGAACAATCTATTGTAGAAGAAGTTTTTGAAGAAATTGTAGAAGCTCCTGTAGAAGAAACGCCTACTGAAGAAGTTACAGAAGAAACTGTTATGGCAGAAGAACCTATAGAAGAAACTATTGAAGTGGCAGAAGCTCCAACAGAAGAAATTGTAACTGAACAATCAGTAGAAGAACCTGTGGAGGAAGTAAATGAAACAGAAGTTGTCGAAGAAACAGAAAGAGATACAGACACTAATGAAAGTAACGGAGATATTGTCGCAGAAGAAAGAGAAGTCGATAACGAGAGTAGGAGTCTTGAAACCGAACTAACAGTAGAAGAAATATCTATCAAGGTAGCAGACAAGATTAAAACAATAGATGGTCAGCTCAAAGCAACACAGATGATAGTTGCAAAAGTTATGGCTAGAGATAATAAGATAGCTTCTTACTCACAAGTAAACACAGACATCTTTATACAACCTGAATTACAAAGTATTGATATAGGCACATACACAAACAATACCTATGTCGATATTAGAAACATTTACCCAAACCAAACTTACGAGGACAAATTATGGACATCAAGACAATAGCAACAGGCATAGGTATCGTAATAACTATTGCGTCTTTATTTGTATTTCAAGGGCAACTTATACAAAGAGTAGAAGTCTTAGAAGCAAGAACAATACCTAACATTGCCCCATTAGAAAAAGAATTATCAGTATTAAAGACTCAAGTAGAGGAAATAAAAGCTAGGAATAGCAATCCTTTAATGAGATGATTAATATAATTAAGTTCTTATTAACGAAGATAAGAACGAAATATCTGAGACCAGAGATATCTGTCTTAGAGTTTATACTAATATTAGTTGTGGCTTACTACATCAGTAGATGGTTGTATACATAAACTAATAGGAGGTAACTATGAGTGCAAACATACCTTATACAAAAAGGGAAATGCAAATCATCAAAGCAATCCATGAGATTGATCCCAAAGCAATAATCAGCATAAAGAGTCAGATAAAAAGTAGAACTGACTATAAGTATGGTGGTGTTGTGTTCTTAAATTGTGAACCGATAACTTGGGATGAAGTTATGGATAAAATAGATGAAGAAAAAACAAGACCTTATTAATCGTCCTGCCCACTATACCAAAGGCATAGAGACGATAGAATACATCAGGTCATGGGATATGGATTATGTTCGTGGGAACATCGTAAAATATGTTACTCGATTTCCATACAAAGGAACTCCTATACAAGATTTAGAAAAAGCTAAATGGTATCTCGAATACCTTATAAAGCAGGAAAAAAATAAATGACCATACATAATAATGGTGGCAACCTTAGTAGAGTTGGCATTATACAAAGAGATGAAGATGGTAATGCTTTACGTTGCCCTCATTGTAAGTCTGAGCATATAATTAAAAACGGACACGATGGTTCTGAAAAAAGAGTAAAGAGATGGAAGTGTAAAACTTGTGGTAAAAAAACAAGTCATCCTGAAGTAATGAAAAATTACGAACTAGAAGAAGCTGAGAATCTTGATTGGTCTACAGAAGAATTAATCAATGCAAGAACAGAAGTATTCAAAAGAAAAGAAGCAAGAGAAAATTCTGAAAAGTTTATTAATATAAAGATTAACGATAAGAAACCTATAGGTCTTTATATACAAGGCGATCCTCATGTAGATGATGATGGTTGTGATTGGGTATCTCTTAGAAAACACATAGATATAGTCAATGCTACTGATGGTATGTATGCTTGTTCTGTTGGAGATTTATCTAACAACTGGGCTAGACGTGGTAAGTTAGCAGGATTATGGGCAGACCAGACTACTAATGGCGAACAGCAATGGCAGTTAGTAGAGTGGTTAGTAGAAGCTACACCTTATATATTTATAGTAGCAGGAAACCATGATATGTGGGCTATGGAAGGTGATCCAATTAACTGGATGTGTAAACCTCTAAAAACTGTATACTCTAACCACAACGCAAGACTTAAAATTAAATTACCAAAACACGAAATTAAAGTGAACTGTTCTCATAACTTCAGAGGACACTCAATGTACAATACAGCTCATGGTATTGTTAAACACGCATTGTTCAATGCAAGAGACCACTTACTCATAGCAGGTCATACTCATGTCTCAGGATATAGTCCTATTAAAGATGCGAACTCGGATAAAATTATGCACTGCGTACAAGTTGGCTCGTACAAGAAGTATGATAACTTTGCAAGGCAATTAAACCTGCCATGTAAAATGATGTCAGCTTGTGCTGTTGCAGTATTTAACACAGAATTAACAGAAGACCATCCAGACTTTATTAAAATATTCTGGGAAGTCGAAGAAGGGGCAGATTATCTTAATTATCTTAGAAGCAAAAAATGAAACCAAAGTTAGTAATAATAAACTGGGAAGATGCAATAACACCAACCTCTGGGTGGACAAATATAAAAGAATTAGAAAGCAGTTTAGCTGATTGCATATCAATTGGATTAGTCGTAGATGAAAACGACAAAACTATAACACTTGTAAGTCATATCTCAGGAAGTGATACACAGGTAGATATAGATGGGAGTCTCGTATTGGATAAGTCTTGGATTAAATACAGAAAAGATTTACCATTACCGAAAGAGACAATTAATAAATTAAAGATATGGTTAATGGAGAATATAGATGCCCAAAAAGATAAGTAAAGAAGACGAACAAAAATTTATAGAATATTACCTTGAGGGTGAAACGGCAGGTAATGCAACACAATCAGCAAAGAAAGCAGGTTGGACATCCAATCCCACACAAATGGGTTCGTATCTTAAAAAGAAATATGCTCACGAAATCAGAGAGAAGAACGAAGATAGAATCACATCTACATCTGGACTAGCTATTACAGTTATACAAGACCTACTTAGATCAGAACAAGATGCAGTTAGACTCAACACAGCTAAACTTGTTTTAGAGATGGGTGGTTTTAGTTCTCAGAATATAAATTTAAATGTAGAGAAAGGACAAAATAAAACTGATGCTGAGTTAATCGAAGAACTACAAGGTCTAGTTAGCAAGATTCCTGCTCTAAAACCTAAATTAGCTATGATTCAGGACAACACAGAGAAAGAAACAACTGACACCTCTGATAATAGCCCTGAGACAGACGAGACAAGAGTTACGCATTAGTGGGTACTATCAGTATCACCTTCCTTATTTAAATTGGATTATGGCGATTCTAGGGCTACTTTTTTAGAGAGATTGGGAGTAAATTATCCCAGAACCTAAGATTGCCAATCCAACACCATTCACAAAAGAAATCGGATGATCTTTAGTTTTGATTCCGACAACCAACCAACCTAGTACACCGATAAACTGCACATAAAGATTCATTGGATAGTAATTAAAAGAAGTTAAGACTAACCCACAAGAGAGGATTAGTGAGCTAGTCCATTTTAATTTGTTCAAGTGTTCTCTCTGTGTCTACTATGACTGGTGTTGATTCGCCAACATATGCACCTGTAATATTGTAAGCAATATAATCTAGGGCATCTTCTTCAGACATATCTTCTGTAAGAACATCTACTATCTTCCATAAATCATAAACTAATCTTGGTTGGATTCCCTCTTGCACTCCGATGATAGCATTATCAAAGCCATCTATCTTTAAAATGTCATTCATCCCCTATCTTAGCTAGTGCATTAATCTCAATGTTTTTTACGAACTCTAATGTTTCCATGTAAGGTCTTTTAAATTCCATGTAATCTTTTTTATTCATACCTAAAAACTCTGGGCGATTATCATCATCGTAAATAAATTGTCCTGTACCCTCACAATGATAGCACTTGTCTATACTGTTCTTTGTTTTGATAACACCTCTGCCATGACAGAAAGGACAGACAGTCATGATTACTTCTCTTAATGCTAGATTAATAAAATGTCTTATTAGGTATTTATCTTTTCTTATTTCATCTGCTGATACGTGTTTGAGAAATATATCGCAGACATCTAAGTAGATATCATCGAAAACCATAGACCTTGCATAACTGTTATCAGTAAATTTAGCCATCAATAAATCGTATTCTCTGCTATCCAAATGTCTTGTTCCTAGAAAGTGTGCGATATCTTGAGATGTAACTGCATCGTGATTGCCA